CTCCAGTGTTTCTGGACACGTCTTAAAGGCGCTTGTGATATCTTCGAAAGCCATGCCATGTTTATAGCATTCACCATCGAGATATTCACCATCCTTTAAATGTTTGCCCCAGTGTTCGGTACCCGGGACCACCTTTCCAGTTCGTGAGAGGCCACCTTTATTGGACACGAGCAGACGAACACCATCCAACTTTGGTTGGACATAGAATGGTTCTTGGATATGTTTTTGACGTTCTTCCCACTTGTGTGCCAACATGGGGGTCACCTCCTTTTCTTGTTGATTTTTCCACATGGTCGTGGCTCGTTTCAATGCGCTGTCGTATCCAAGGGGTACGTGGATGACACTCGTCTGTTTCTTTCCATCCACGAGTCCTGTTGTTTTTACGATGTTCGCTGTGCCATCGGGTAGTTTGTCGACACGAATATCGAACATGCGTTGGCGGCCGAGTGAATCTGTTTTAAAAATAGTCTCCATTATAGTAAATGGTTCAGGTTGTAAATTATGAAAGGATGGAGCGACTTAGGCCTCCTCCGTTCACGACGATACCCTTTAACCTCAATACAGTATGTATAATCATCATCATACTCGCCATCTTAGGTTTATATAAGCGTCACAAGGATCTCAAAGAAGTCCACCGACAATACGATACTTGAGGCACTCTTCAGCGTCGAGATAAATGTCCCGTTTCATGAGATCTTTGAGTACATCCTTGGGAATGGATGTTTCAGTCTTGTACAACTTCTTCAACATTTTCATGAGTTTTTTACAGGTGTCCAGTTCATCTTTGAGTTCCCTGAATTTCCCGAAAAACCCCGTGGAAATCTGATGGATGAGAATGTGTGAATGCCTTCCCATGCGTCTTTCGTCGCCACCCAAAAGAAGAAAAGTCGCCGCACTACAACAGGTACCATCAGCCACCGTGGTGATGTGGAGTTTGGATCGGCGCATGGCATCCATGGCACTCATGCCCGAAAAAAAGTCACCACCGTCACTGTGGATATGAACTCGCACACTCGGTGTGTAGTCGTGAAGATCTACAGCCTTTTTCATGAGTGATAATTCGAGTGTCTTGAGGGATTTGATAAATTCCAAGACCGCATCACGTGTGATATCGCCATAGTAATAAATATCAGAACCGATGACTTCGATCTTGTAGTCACTGGACGTCTCTTCGTTCTCGTCGTCAGAGCTCATTATTCATACTTCGCAGCTTCTTTTTAACACGCATGACTTCGCTCGGTTTCATCTTGTTTCCGAGAGCCAGATGATTCATCACGTCAAAGTCACCTGGTTTAAGACCATAAGAGATCGCTGGTCCGTAGTCACCCTTGGCGGCGTACATCCTCACGAGGGCGAGTTCTTCCACACCCAATTTTGTACTGTGTTCTTTTTGAATATTCTTCAATTTTTGTTGGCGCATCTTAAAGTTTCCGTACTTTGTCCAGACACTTCCGGGTTTGATGTCTTCTGATTTCAAAGTGGTGTTCATGTGAAGCTTGGGGGTGGCTACACCCATGGCTATGTAATATTGCATGAAGTCCCATTCCCCCTTGTACATGAGTGTGTCGTATGTATCTGCTATGGAGAGTGCCTCTATGATTTCTTGATGTCCTTCTTTTGAAGAAAGATAGTTTCCGTGAATGACGTCGCACATGTGACCGTGTTCATGTATAGTCTGTGAGAGATCAAATGTTCCGGGTGTACAGAGTACTTCGGCGAGAAGTTCTTTGGACGTTTTAAAAACATCTTTATCATCCGAACAGTTGAGATAATCGAAAAAGTTTCGAATATTTCCGTTACATCTTTTCGCCGCGGGGAGTGAATCGGGTGCGAGGGTCGCGATCACTTCAGGGGGGCGGCGAGGCATCACGATGAGTTCAAAGTTGGGTAGCATATGTACTTCCGTGGAGGTGATCACCAGTCGCTTAGTGGTTTCGTCTATCAACTGTTTGAGTGACGAATCGAAACCATCCACCACCATATAAGTGTTTGAACTTCTCGATATATATTTTTTCGAAATCATATCTGACTGAAGCTCCACACTGTTGGAAGCGTCCAACACACTGTCCACCACGAATGTTTTGCCGGTACCCGTAGCACCACATACGAACACATTCTTCCCCTCCGATATATATTTCTTCAGGCGTTCAATCTCCGCGCCGTGGAGTGTCTGACCCCTCTCTTTTTTTTGTGGTGTAATTGTAACAAAAGCATCCATGATGGATGATGAAGACGATGATCTCGCTAAACAAGCTTTAGATTATTTTATGGAAAACGAAACGCTCAAGCGTAAGGTCTACCCTTATGTATGTGGCATCGCACTCTTTAATTTGATTATGTTCGTCATGCTCGCATACCTGGTGTATCGCCTGACGGCAATTCTATGACAACCTGTTCGATCTGTCTGATTGCTGTGAGATCTTTTTTGAGTTCTTCTTTCATTTCATCTTCTTTCAAAAATGTTTCGATGGGATGAATGTGCATGATTTCGGGTTTGAAAAAAGCAGAATCATCTGGAAATTCTTTTTCAAACGCGTGAATGATGCTCAGGGGTATGGAGGGTGACTGTTCTATGAGTCGGTCGTATTCTGAACGGCAATATTCTACCATCTCTGTACCATCGTGCGCTCGCTCTTCGAGAGGTAACGAAAGTTCCAAGCGTATGGTCCGAGACAGTTTACCGTATTGGATGGAGGCAGCGCGATGCCCCTCCATGAGTTCGTTAATCTTTAAAAACTGCATGATGGTCGTCATTATGGCAGTCACGATGTTCATGCTTCCTATGGCGAGGGGTACGAGTGGTCGGATGCTCAAAGGAAATGTAGACTGCGCGAAGTTCGCTGTTCCTGTCACTGTGCTGATCACGATGATAGGAAGGGTGTACCTCATGCTCGACTTTTTGTACATGAGAAACGCCTGATTGTTCATGTATCTATAACACGCCGCAGCCTCTCCCCACGTTTTGAGAATCTTTTCCTGTTGCGGATGCCACACTTTCTTTTCTTTGTTCATACTAGTACTAATGAACATAATATTCATCCTGCACACGTTATTGTTCTTGACCGCGATCATCGTACCTTTCCTGAAAAACAAGGATCTATTGGAATTTTATTCGTTAGTCATACCTTTCCTCATGTTTCACTGGGTCATGAACGATGATACATGTGCTCTGACCCATCTGGAAATGTATGTCACTGGAAAGGAAAAGGAAGGAACATTCTTCGGAAGATTGATCAGTCCCGTGTACAATCTCAGTGACAGTGATGCAGACAGGTTCGTGAAATGTCTTTTGTTCATGTTATGGTTCATGGTCCAGTTTAGGTTGAATAGAATACCTGGTATAAATAAAATTCATCTCTTATATAAATGAAACAAAGTGTTAAATTGACGATCGCTATGACGGTGATATTCATACTCATCGGGGTGGTTGTGTATCTCATGATGAATAAACAACCTGTGGCGAAGGTACCCTTGGAGGTTCCCAAACCATACCCGGAACTCGTGGAGATGCCCAGTCCGTCAGAACCCATGGAGATGCCCAGTCCGTCAGAACCCATGGAGATTCATATACCTTACATGGGTGCGCCTCCCCGCAAGGAACCAGAATTTCGTCAGCCTCCTGTGAAGAAATACAAACCGGGGCACGTCCAACAGATGGGTGTGTTACTTGGTGAAGATGGTGAAACGCTTCCGCTTTACGGTAAAGAAGTTCGAGGAAGAAGGGACAGATATCATTATTACACTTCGACTCCAGGACAGCAGATATATTCCATTCCCGTGAGCTATGACAACCGTGATTGTATGGATGACATGGGATGCCAAGAGTTGTATGGCCAGGAAAAGGTATCTGTACTTGGAAAGACTACACCCTACGAGGCTAAATTGTATCGGACCGAAAATTTCTTCATATAATATAAATGACTCTCAAAAGAGATGCGGCCAATCGGGGTATCCGACTCACCTACGAAAAAAACGGAAAGCGCGTCAGGAAGACTGAATCCAGATTAATCAAAGAGATACGTGAACATGATGAAAGTATCATCAGAAAGAGAGTGAGTCAGACGAAGGGTATGATACTCATGTGCAAGTCTGTCATGTCCGCGCTCAATAATGGTCCCGCTCCTCGTGCGCGCAATAAACCCGTGACCCCTCCCCCTCTCATCAAGAGGGCTGCACCCCCGCCTCCTCCGCCTCCTCCGCCTCCTCCGCCACCGCCCATGAAGAAGTCTAACGTGCCCAACGTCGTCGCCAAGGCAAACTACAAGGGCCCCGCTATACCCATGTCTCTCATGAACGCCCTGAAGGCGAACCTGAACAAACGTGGCATCAAGAAAAAGTTAAACCAAAACGCGAAGACAAAAGTCGCTTAGCTTCTCTCATAGATGGTTTGCTCCATAGTAACCACCTGGACCAGAATCCAGCCGTGTACATACCCTTCTTAGTCCAGGTCTCTCCCATGCGTCCATGGCGTGTGAGATATCTTTGCATTCTTTTGGGATCTTTGTGGATGGTATAATCCGAATAACCCGCGCCACCGAAATCAACCTTTTTACCGTTGGGGAAGATGACTCGATACTTTTTTTCGGGGTTGGGACTTTTAATGAGCTTCACTTTCATGTACTATTGTTTTCGAAAAATTTTTGAAGCAGTTGCGTCTTCTTCATGAACCTCGTCGAAGGTGAAACATGGCCAGACTTCAATTCTTCACCTCTCCATTTCTCATACTCAGCGTCGTTGGGTTCGTCATACACCTTTTTGAAAAACTCAGCAGCTTTATTTATCTTGGCGACACTGTTGATGACTCCATTCTCAATCCAGTATTGAGCGGCATAGACATCAAACCTACTGTTCTTCAAGTTATTAACATTCGTAAAAATCTTGTACAGGGTATAAATGTGCAGCCTCAAATCGGAAACACGAGAAGGGACTTCAGCATAGTCGTCGTCGAGATAAAATTCGTGCAACTTTTCCTGAATCTTGTCGTAGTTGCGTTCACCGTTCAGAAGTGTTTTTTTGTTCCCAGTCTTTAGTCTCGCGTATTTGACTGCGATGTTGTTCAAGTTATGAAGGTGAGCCTTTCTCGTATCCTTTCCATAAAGGGTCTCCATGTATTTAGAGATGTCATTATTATCGAGGATTTTATTGGCCGCGATGACCCATGGATCAGTCTTCGCGTACGTGTTGCAATACTCACCCGGAGACATGTTCAGATGCCTGTTGACGATTGCCATCATGCTTTGTTCCTCTGATTCGGTGAGATCCTTGTATTCATTTATGATGATCTCACGCGATTCAAACTCTCTCTGTTCCTCTTCAGAGTATTGATTGTAGTATCTGCCGTTAACCTTCAGAATGTTTTTGGTGAATGCACAGATTGCCACAATCCTATGACCCCCGTCTATCAAACGCTTCCTGGCAGCTTCGGTTTTGTTTTTTTTAACGACGTTTAAAATACAAGGTGTGTTTTTGTGAGTATTTTCAATAACGGTAATGATATATTCTTCCCGATCTTTATCAGTCCACCCTTCTTCAGGGTTCCTTTGATTTTCTGGGTACACGTATCGTTCATATATGTTAGACTGCATGGCAATCAACATCGCAATTGTTGGGTTTTGTTGTTTCATTTCCTTTTCGATGACATTGACGAATGGGTTCGGTTTCTTGCCCTTGAATGGTAAGCCATGCTCCTTCTGGATCTCTTCCAGCTTGATGTTGAGAAGACCTTCGGATGTGATAATGGTATTCATTGTGAGTTGATTTATTCGGAAAGTAAACTCTTCACTTAGGTTTAAAAAATACTTAAAGAAATTACACGTAGTATGTGTATGTCCAGTTAGCTCAGCGGTAGAGCGCCAGGCTTTTAACCTGGTGGCCATGGGTTCGATCCCCATACTGGACACGCTGGGATGCCCGAGTGGTTAAGGGGGACGACTTAAGATCGTCTGCACGTAGTG